TTTTTACATCTGCAATCTTTACTTCTGGTTTTGGTTCTACTGGATAAATTCTTTGAACAATTGCGCCAGGATATTCTCCTTGAAGTTGTTCTGCTAATTCTTGTGCTGTTGGAAGGCGAATTGATTCCTTCTTTTCTAATGTCATTCTATAAATACTTCCCATCCATATTACATCAGCAATATATTGATTTTGCTCCTCAACTTGTTGCTGAACAGAATCACTTCCTACATTAAGAGTTCCATTAAAATCACCTTGAATTGTGATACTTTCTGATAAAAATTGTTTGAATGATTTCATTTCAGTTACAGTTCCAACGACGAAGTGCTTTATTGATTCTTGAATCCGGATCTCTTGCAGTTTTTGCTGAGGTAAGTTTTGAACGCATTCCTTTCATACGACTACAAAAATTCTTACGTCTTTTTACTCTTTTACCTTTTGGTTTCTTTTCAGTTACTGCAGTTTGTAGTTTTGAACCTGGATTTTCTCTACGATAAGCATCAACTGCTTTTTGACTTAATCCATCAGTCTTATCTTTACGATTCACCTTTTGCCAATCTTCAGTTTGTAAAAATTGCTCACCTGGTTTGATATCTGAAATATTATATGCTAAAACTCTTGCTCCAGGATATACTTTATTAATTTGATCCTGAACATCTCTTCTATTTGGAGTGGAAACCTGTGGAAAGAACATCTTTATTGCATAATACTTTCCTCTCCAATTGAGAGTTGTAAGAAGAATATTTCCAGTTTTTGATGGAATTCTTATAGTTTCATTGACTTCATTATATCCCATAAGTTGATCGCAAATGCAAGGATTTTGACCACATCTTTCACAAACAATTGGATCTGATTTGATTACATCATCAATTACTGCAAATGTTTCTCCATAAGCATCTTGAATTTCAATTTCTTCACTTACTGATTTCCATTTACCACCTGCCTTCTTATATTCTTTTGCAGCCCAACCACTTGAATAAGCAGAAGGCCATATGTCAAATTTTGCTTTTGCTCTTGCCTTCATTTTAGACCAAAGTGGTGGATTTGTTGGAACATTCTTCTCATTAAGAACTTCTGCTTCCATTTCAAGTAAAATCTTATCTACTATTGAAATTTCTTCTTTTTTTATTGATGGTAAAGAAACTCCCGACATATGAGCAGCATTTTTTTGTTCTCCACCCACACCTTTATTGGCAAGATTGTGAATTTTTTCCTTTCTTTCTGCTGCTCTTACATCCTTAGATGTGTGCTTAATTTGAAAAGACGTTTCATTTACTGGAACACAATTTGGAACTTCTTTTCCATTTTTCTTTTTTGTTCCAACTTGCTTATATCCTTTCCAACAAGGATCTTTTTTTGCTTCATCCATAGATCCGTGAACATTATGCTCACCACTATCAATATAATCTGCTGCTGAATCAATATAGTCTGCTGCTTTTGTGATTTTAGATTGAACCCAAGCCTCTACATTTCCTTCACCTTTCATTTTTGACTTCAGACGATCTACTGCTTTTCTAATTGTCTCAAGTTCAGAACGAATCATAGAATGTTCGTGATCTGGGTGCTTTTTTGCTTCATCCATTGTTGAGTCTGGCATAGATACGGTTACTGCATCCCACATTTGTGGACCATATGAACATTCATTTCTTTTTTCTTTTTTCTTACACATTGGGCAGTATCTAATTTCTTCCAATTCTTCCTTAATTTTATTAGATACCATTTTAGGTGCTCCTCCTTTTCCTGGACGATCTGCGACTGGATCTGCTTCTCTTTTTCTTCTTACTACAGCGGCAATTTCATTTTTAGACATTTTTGCTGCTTTCTCATTTGAAAGACATTTAGGTTTTGGTTCACCAGGTTCACGAGCACAAGGTCCAATTACTTCACCTTTAGTATTATACCTCTTCCAATTTCCTTCTGGATGAGATTTTGAAAACCAATTCCTAAGATCTTCGTTCATTTTGAATAGTTTTCTTTATTTATTAAACATTATCATCACCATTTGAATTTTGCTTTAGAAGTTTTGATAGTTCTGCTGTGGACCCAACAAAAAGTGCATTAGTAACATTTGTCGGTCCTTTTTTAGTATTGGAACCATCAATATCCTTTAACTTTTTCTGTAAGTCCATTAATTTTTCCGTTGCATCAGAAACACTTTTAATTAATTGTCCAGCAACTTCATATGCTCTTGGTGCTTCAGTCTCTTGAGCTAGCTCAATAATTCCACTTATTGCTTCTTGACCTTTTTCAATTATTGAATATAAGTTCCCTCTTGTGTATTCATAATCTTTTTTTATATCACTAACTATATCTTCATTGCTGCTGGGTCTATTTAACGAATTTTTATCCGAACTTGGTAAAACCTCTACATCAATACTATCTTCTTCAATATTGAAGGCTTTATTTAAACCATTATATTTTTTTGAATTTCCCATAACTTAAATAAAAGAATCACTAAATCCGAAATCATCGCCAGGTTCTATAAGTAAATTATCCTGTGCTGTTATTGACTTAACTTCAGAACCTGATACGTGAAGTGAGATTGGTGTATTATATTGACCTCTATCTACAGTTAATTTATTATTTACTTTTGATTTAACATACAAAGTTTCATTATTAATAGTAATATATGATTTACTAGAAATTCCAGAAGCACTATTTACCTCAATAGTAGTATCTGAAACTTCAACATCATTGCTTACATTTGTTACTACAGTTCCGGTATAATTTTTAGTTGCTTGTGGTTCTACAGTATATGTAAGTTCTCTTGTTGGGGATTTATTAGACTCTCCAGATACAAAACCAATAGAAACTTTTTTAATAATATCTGAAGTTGCATTATCAGCAGAAACAGGACCAAATAGATAAGTTTTTGCAGTAAATCTTAAAGTATATATTAATGCTCTTCTTGTTGAAAAATCACCTTCATAATCATCTTGCATAGTTATGTTATTTAATATAATTGGAATATCTCTTTTTTCTCCAATAGATTCTATTAAATCAACAGTTAAATTATATGATGGTTGAAAATATGGTAATATTTGCTCAATAACTTGAAGCATATCATCATTTTGCTTCGTCATTATTGACAATTCAAAGTCAATATCATATGGTACGGGCATATATGCCTTTCTAATATCAGATTTATCTGATACATTATGAGATAAAAAAGTTTGTGTTACAGTTGTTTTTCTTCTTGAATCATAATTTATGCCAGAAATCTCAAAAGACATTCTGGGTAAGTTCATTTGAAATGGTTTATTTAAATCCGGAGACTGTTCTAATCTTGCTAGAAATTTTTGAGTGGGTCCATAAGACAATGGAACTTCAATAACAGATACAACATTTCCAGAATTATCTGTTTTTCTTATTTGTATCTTATTAAACAGAGTGCCAAAAGCAATTACAGTTTTTCTTATAATTTCGTGATAAAAATATTCAAACATAGATAGTCTCCCACTATTAACTATTTATTAGCAAATTAAATCAATATCAAGGCATACCAAATGGATTCACTTCACTAAAATCTATAATTGCATCAGATTCTTCTTCTATTTCATCATTACTTGAATATGGATCTGTAATATCAAATTCTTCAATTATCCTAATTTTATAGATTGCTTGAGATTCTTGACCAACAACAAGTTCATCATTTTCAAAATCACCAGATATATTCATTAATTCTAAAATATTGGTATTTGCATTCCAAGAATTAACCTTTGCGGTTGTACTTGAAGCGGAACCTATAACTGTTTCATTATATTGATATGTACCAAAACCTACCATATATGGATTACTGAAAGTAATTGTAGGTGGTTCAGTATATCCAGCACCACTGTTTACGATGGTGACTGAAGTAACTATACCATTTGTAATTGATGAATATACCTCTGCAGAAGTTGAAGAAGATCCAACAATAGAAACTTGAGGTGGTGATATATATCCCGAACCACCACTTGTTACTGTAATTATTCCTATTGCACCATCTGATATGTATGATACTGCTTCTGCACCTTCTCCACCCCCACCATAAAATGCAACTCTAGGTGCAATAGTATAACCATACCCAGGATTTGTGAGTTGGACACCCTGAACTCTATATTCAGTTCCTGTTGGGTCACATAAATCAACAATTCCAGTAATTAGAGTTGCAATTCCCGCAGCGCTACCACCAGGGAATGGTGAACTTGAAATTGCAACATTAGGAACACTTGTATAACCTCTTCCTCTATTAGTGATTGAAATATAAGATACTGCTCCATTTACAACACTTGTAATTGCAGTAGCAGTTGATCCAGATCCAACCATTGTAAATGTTTTTGTATATCCTTGATCAACTATATTATTATCAATTTCATTAATATCAGTATCAAACTCTTCATCTTCATATCTAAAGAGTTCACATTTTAACTCATAAACATAATTTTTTTGTAATTGATAAAATGGAGATTCGTGCTCAACATATTTAATCTCAAATATCCTATCACCTAAAGGAAAATAGATTAAATCACCTTCTTTTGGTCTTGTTGATAATTCAATATTTGATAAATTTTTAATTAATGGTGCAATGTATGTTTCAAATCTTTCCTTTGAAATTATTAGTATCAATTCATCAACATCTTGAATTCCAAATTTAGATAGAAGTGTTCCTTGTCCGCCATATCCATCATATGAAGAAACATATGCTTCAATTGGAAAAGCATTATTAAACTCTGATTGTATGACTTCTTCTATTACTGTCTTTTTAGTTACAAATCTTCTAGGTATATAATGAACATCAATACCATACATCTTAATTTGTTCATTTATTAAATCCTGAACTAAATTTTGTTCACCTTTAGATCCTTGTAGAAAAAATGGATTTAACATATTCTTAACCAATCATATCTAACGGCGGAAGTTCATATGTACTAGACATTTTTTCCATAATATCATCAATTTCCTTTTGTCCATCTTCATATATTTGTCTTCCATTAAATTCAACTCCTCCAGGAAGTTTAACACCTTGGAATTTAATTAGATTTTGACCCCATTGCCTTTTTATAAGAGATGTTAAGTATAGTTTAAGAAATGAATCATTCCATACTTGACTATATGAAGATGGATCTAGTGCTCTATAGCAATCTATAATTAAATATTCTCCAACTCTCAAAGACGACCAATCAATATCTAAGTACAGTCTATCTTCCCTCTTATTAAATCTTATTTGTTTTTGTGTTGTAAGTAAGAAATTAATATCTTCAAGATATGACTTAACCATTGAATATGTTAATAATTCAGTAGAACCCCAGTAATAAATATCATTTAAAAATAATTGATACTTAATGCTAAACATTCCACTGGATAAACTATTAGATCCTTCAAATTGGTATATTTTATTGACCCCAATTATGTGATTTGGAACTTGTAAGTAATTACTTGTTTCATAATAATTAAATGTTGTATTGGTTCCCTCTATATTTGTTGTTGCACTAGTTGAAGCAATCCCAACTCCAGATGAACCAACTGCTCTTCCTCTATCAATATCATCTTGAGTAATTTGATATTTTAAGTAAGTTTGTGCAACTCCATCAAAATGTCTTTCTTGAAAAAATTGAACAGCATCATCTACCAAATCTTCAATTTGCTCATCTGCGACATTAATCTCAAGAACAGGTGCTCCTAATTTCCTTTTACAGTAATCTATTAGTTCCTGTCTTGTTGATGGTTGAGCCATTTTATGTATAAAATACCTTCTATATTATTATGTATGTTTATTTCTCAATAAAAGATTTTAATAGTGTTTTAATTTCAAAAAGATCATCTTTTATTTGATGCATTTCACTTTCAAGTTGTTCAATTTTTACATTTTTTGTTTGTCTAGCATTTCTTTGTTTTACATAATTTTCATACTCCATAGTATTACTGTTTACAATTGCATTTGATTTAGTGTCTCTATAAAGACCTGGTTGACCTTCTACTGGTAATAAACTCATTTTATGCTAAAGCAATAACTCTAAGATTTCTTATAATTGGAACATATGCTTGATTTTTACTCGTACCAACTAATTTAATTCTAAATTGTTTGAAAGATGATAGATTATCTACTGTAAATGTATACTCCCTAAAATCATTCGGTAAAGGTTCATTTAAAAATCTATCTTGTTTCACAATTTTTAAATCTGGACTTCCATTATTATTTCTTGGGTCAATAATAGATCCGTTAGTATCTATATTTGAATAACCAGGGAATAAAACAAAATTATCATTATTTTCACCTACTGAATATAATGCTCTAATATCAGAATCATTATGTAAATAAGCATCAAGTATAACTTTAATTGAAGAAGCAGAATTTTCCAATAAAATAGTGTTTGAAACGTATGTGAATATATTTGGATCATTTTCTAAATTGTTAACTCTTGAGTCATTAGCATAATTTGAAATTGGACTATTTACACGATTACTAGTTAAAACAACACTATTATTTGAAAGATCAACAGTAGGACTAATTCTAGAGTCGGATGTACTTAAAAATAGATTCACATTAAATGATTTATTTCCAGGTAGATCATTTAAATAATTTGTTTCATTTATTTTAGAAGCAATAATTCTAGGAGAGTCAAAGTAATTTATAGAACTATTTGTTATATCCTGGAATCCTTGATCTACAAAAGAAATTTCATTTCCATCTAGACTAGTTCCACTTATAGTCCTAACTGCAGACTTAATACTTGTTCCAGTTGGTGCAGTTTGTCTTATATTTGGAATAATCATTTCAAATGGAATATTATAAGTTGCTTTTCCTCCAGATCCTCCAGATTTTTTAGTCTCATTAATTTTTAGTTTACCGAATCCAGTATTCACACTTCTATCAACTCCATTTGAAGACATATTAAGTTTTATGTGATAGTAATTAACTCCGATTGGTTCATTGATGATATTACTAACATCAGACAAATTATGATTTGTATTAATTCTTCTTAAAGAAACTCCTCCTAATTCATATTTTTCAACAAAATCACCAACTGAATAATTAAATCCTTTAGTATCATCAATTTCCCTAGATACTCCTGTTAAAGTTGTTGCAGTTGTTCCAGTATAACTTAAAATTTCATCAAACATCTTTACATATCCTGGATTACTTGCAGAGACTTGTATTCCTTCAAAAGTAGAGAACTCTGTAGTATTAGAAACAAATAAAGTTGTTTCAGATCCAGATGCACTTGGATATTGTGATGTTAATTGAATTAGATCAATATCAGATTTAATATCTCTTATGGTTACGGTATTTGATGATGAGTGCATTCCGTGATTTCTATGAAACACTTTTATATGTTCACCATCTGATTTAACATTTAAAGAACTTATTGATAGTTCAGATCCATCATTACTAAAATCAGTTGTTAATCCAGAATTATTAACGAACTTAATAGGATCTGATGGTGAAGTACTAAATTCCCCTTGAATATTATCAATAATAAGTTCGTTTTTACCTAAAATACTGGAAACACTTAGTCTCATACCAATTCCAAGATTTTGATTACCAATTGATATTGGTTCTAATACATCACCAACTACATACCCGCTTCCACCATTAACTATAGTAGCTCCTGAAGAAACTACTCCACCATTAGATATAGTGATATTTGCAGTTGCATTTATTCCAGATCCTGTAATACTAGTTAAAGCAACTCCAGTGTAAGTAAAACTTCCAGATGATGGAGTATATCCAACACCAGAGTTTACAACTCCAAGCGTGTTAAATGCACTTCCTGCATAACCAACAAGATTTCCTGTTACAGTTGCAAATCCAGTAGGATTTTGAGTTATTGTATTTCCTATTACTAGTTCATTATTCGTAATAGTTGAGGATAAAGATACACGAACTTTGTTTGATATTATTGTTAGTGGGTCTTTAGTCATTACTTCAAGAGTTTCTGGAAGATTTGAATTAAACAATTGAGTAAATCCAGAAGTTTCAAAGTTTGCTCTGTATAGTTCAAATGTAAGATCCTCATACTGACTTGGAGTCCAAGTTGATGCATTTTGAGATTTGAATAATGATCCTAATAGTCTTTGAGTTGTTACTAAGAACTGATTTTGTTCGGATCCTAAAGTTGCTACATCAGGTTCTCCAAGCCTAGAAATCCATACATTATACTCATTAGAATTTGATAATACTACAACAGCGTATTCTCTTTGAGGTTCCAAATATACTGGAGATTCAAATGTAAATGTAGTCGGTATAGAAGCATCTTCAGACAAATTAATTTTATCTGGGGTGAGTTCAACTTCAGAGAATGGTAATATTTTTTGACTCGGTGTTCCAAGCTCAACTTCTCTTATTTGAATTGCAACTGGTAAAGTATCATCTTTTGTTCTGAAATAAATATCAAGTTTTGTTACAAAAATTCCAGTAGTATCATCAACTAAAAATGATTGTGCTAATGGGTCAACATATTCTCCAGATAATCTGGTATTATCAGATAAAGTTTGTCTACTTCTACTTACAGTAGTGGTAGAATCTAATAAAGTACTATCTGATAATGATCTTGTTTGTCTAAAACTATCATCAACTTCAACTCTAGCATTTCTTAGTGATAAAGTAACTTCTTGAGTATTATCAGTATCTCCTTGTGAATAAAAAGTTTCTTCTGCAACTGTTGTTACAACACCTGGAACTTGAGAATTTGATGAACTACTTGTTAATCTAAATCTTGATCTACCAGTTTCAAATTGAGGATCTCCTTGAACTCCAGATGGAACATCATAAGATCCAATAAGTGTACCGACTCTATCAGTGATAAGTCTAACATCAGAAACAGTAGCTTCTGCTCCTGATGATAAACCTCTAAGACTCATTCCATTGCTAACAATACCATTAAATCCAGTACTAGATTCATCTGAAAGTGAATAAGTATCAACATTTAATATTGTACTCGTTGATGAATACGTTTCAGGAATTCTATTTTCCCTATCATAAGGATTTCTATCAAATGTTGTAGTTGGATTATTATATGGTCCATATTTATGATTTGATTGTGCAACTCTAAATCTTACTAAAGATTGACCATTTATAGTACCAACAACAGTTTCTCCAACTTGAAATGTTCCAGTAGACATTTCAATTTCAATTAATTTACTAAAGCAAAAATCTGATACATTTACACCATCAAAAAATGGATATACTTGTGTAAATGGTTTCATTCGTCTAGATGTAAATTCAATATTTCTAGATCTCATAAATGTAATAATATCCCTACTTACAACCCTATCTCCAAAAGATTCTGTATCAATCTGTTCATTTACAGTATATTGTGTTCCAGATCTTTGCTGATCAAGTCTAAGGTCTAAGAATTCATTAGTTGTAGTTACAGTAGTTCTTGTTCTAGTTCTTCTTTCTCTTTCTTCACCAACACGGAAAGTTGTAGGAACACCATTTGCTGCAGATAGACCAGTAAACCTTGTAAACTCGGAAGCAGTTCCAGCTCTGTTACTAGTGCTTCTAGAAGTATTAGTACTTGTTGAAGATGAACTATTAACTTCTGTTCTTTTATTTAAATCTATACCTGAAGTTTCCCAAGATTTCCAAATTACAGGACTAACACCTAGTCTATCACCATCTTCATTTGTTGAAATTTCTGCTCTTAAAGATTCAGCAACTCCTAAGAAAGATCCCTCCATATCTACATTATTAATTTCCATTCTATTTGTATCAATCCAAACATCTACTGTTGGATATAATTCAATAGAACCTTCCCAAAGTTTAACAAAAAATGGAGTTACATTTTCAGTTCTTGTTGCAAAAGGTTGTTTTAGCCAACTTGTATCACTATAATCAAGAGAAATAACATCACCACTTCTTTTTATATTTGATCCAACAATATCTGAGAATTTTTTATCATCATTTTCTTGAACTGTTGATCCAATACCAGCAATTGTATTATTTCCAACTTCTAATTTTAAATTTGTAGTATAGTGAGATGGTCTAAGTTCTCCTTTTTTAGTATCAATACTATTTTTAACACCTACTTTTAAATTCTGAGTTAATAGACTAGAAAAATTATCTACATAGAAACCGGATTTAAATCTATTCAACCCTGTTCCGTCATCAACAAATAAATTTTGAGTATTAGTTTCCAATAAAGATAATGTAGTGTAATTTTCTAGAGATTTTAATCTTCTCTCAAGATTAAAAATATCTCTCATTTGATATCTTTTATGTTGAACAAATTCAATCTGTGCATCAGATGAATTATATAAGTATGGTGGTAGATATATATTTGCAATATTCATCGCACCAGAAACTTCTTCTGGTAAGGTGGGTATATCAGAAGGATTTCCATATTTTACGGAAAAACTCTTATCTTTGTTTAAATATATCCTATCAATTCTTGGGAGATAATAGTTATATGTAATAGAAATTGACTCATCTGATGATGCAATATTTTTTGCACTATGTCTAGTGTGATCAAAGGATCTACCATCAAACTCAAAAGGAGATCTTTTATTCTCAGATACAACATAATCAGCAACTCTTGGTCTAAAATCTACAATATCAGTATTTCTATATTCAGAAATTGAAGATATTTCCGTCTTATAATTAAAAGTATTATACGAATTTGCAGTTGTAATATCTCCAGTATCTGAATTATCATAATATCCTCTCATAAAAACTACTTTTAGTTTTCTCTTAGGTTCTTCTGAACTTGAATTTCTTATTAATCTTGAATAATCGTAATATGTTGATTTTTGACCAGTACTTAAAGTATATGAGTCTGTTACATTTTTACTTCCTGGATTAATTGATCCTACAATTCCTCTAACATTTGATTGTGAAAATTCAACAATTTCCCCATTAATAAATCTAGAATTATTTTCATAAACATAACCTATAGATGTATCTGTTTTTCTTTCTGCATATAAAGCTTTTGCACCGCTTATACTTCCAGTTAAAGTTTCACCTATAATTAAATCATTAGTTGTTGAAGATGGTCCGTCCATTGAACCAATAGTAGCATTTGGGATTTGTGGATCAGAAGTATTGTTAGACTCAAAAACTCCATAAAGAAGATTTATATCTGGGTAATTTAAACATACTTCTCTATCTTGAACTCTTGTTCCATAAGGATAATTGCCATAAATTAATCCATCATTTAAGGTTGTACTGCCAGTTCCGGAAGAAACACTAGAAGACTTAT